AGCATAAGAACCATCAGCCATACGGTTAGATTGTCCAAACATCAACAGACGAGCTTTTTCACGACGGAATTGACGACGGAATTCCCAGTCAAGTTTATTCAACCAAGTAGTGAAGGTTGTGTTATCTTTACCATGAAGACCAAATACAACTGGGTCATTAGCTTTTTTATTAATCATATTGCCAGGAACAAGATGTTTCTTTCTCATCATAGACATACGATTCGCCATACGGAATGGAGATGTAAAGCTAATATCAGAACCAGTTTTAGACAATGTTTGTTCACTCAAAGAGTATTCAACATGCCAGCGAGTTCCAGCTACAAGTTCTTCGTAAGGTACATAAAGATTTACATCTCCAGTAACTAGTTCAACTTCATAAGCCCATAAAGCACCTTTTTGTTCGCCCTCAGTCTTAACCAATAATTTGTAAAGGTCAGGATTTGGGCCAGCAATAACGTGTGTTTGGAAGAACATTTTCTCATTGAAGTAAAGAATGAATCGAGAGATTCCTTTACCAAACTCATCTGTAGCACCTACTTGTGTTCCAGCTAAGTCAGTAGCTTTTACCAATGGAATATTTTTTTCTTCAGCACCCTGCAACATCCACTCAAATTCTTTATCATCTTCCAGATAATGAACAGGGAATTGCTCCATGTACGAGATTAAATCTTCACCTAAGTCCAAGTACTCTAGGCGAGAAATAAATTTAGAAATATGCTCAGGTTTTTCTCCGAAAAGAGCACCCAAGTGATTCTCAGTGGTCAGTCCAGACCAATCTTTTGACTCCACCCTAAGCGATGGAAATGCGGATTTAGATACACTCATTTTTATTTAATTTAGCTTGTTATAATATATTGTTATTGACCATTTATAAAACTATCAATTTCACTTAAGAATTTCTTTGATGAAGCACTCTTGGCTGTTACAGCAGTTCTACCTTGAGAAGCATTATAATCCATTGTTTTAGCAGCATTCTCTATCTCTGATATTACAGCTCGTTTAGCATTCTTACTAAATGCTGACCAGTCTTTAAATTCATTAGTTGCCTCAAATATATAGTTAAGAATAATCTCAGTCTTAACTGGTTCTTTCTGTCTATATGCACCCAACTTATTCAATGGTTGACCTTGCTCTGTATACCCAACTGGAGTTGTAAGATTTTTAAATATCTTCTGCCTAATTAGATTAGACATTTTATTTCCAGGAATAATTTCATCAGTTGCCTCTAAGGTCTTCTGTAAAGTCTCAAGCTCTTGCAATCTACTTTGCTCAGCCTCAACTTTCTGTTGTTGAACATAAGCAAGCTCTTGCTGCTCTATCTCATTCTGAATTGCTACCAACTCTGGAAGTACAGCCTTAGCTTCACTTTCCAAGTCCTGTAAATCTACTAATCTCTGAATATCTCTATCAATACGTTCTTTAGAATATTTAGTAGTCTTAGTTAGATAGTCACGAACCAATTCCTTTTGAGTTTCCTCGTCACTTAAATCATCTTCTGAATAGCTTGTATATTTAGCTCGTTCAGAATCAATTTGTAACAACTTTTCTAAAGGCACTCCAGCCTCATAGTTATTAATTAAATGTTTGACAACGTCTGGTAATGAGTTTTTATAAGCATCAACACCTTGATTAATCTCAGTGAACATTCCTTCACGTAATCCATCAATCGTTCCGTCAAACTTTTCTACATCAAAATTAGGGAGGATACCTTCTTCCTTTAGATATTTAGCATATGGAATCAGTGGAGAAGAAGAGTTTTCATTACTATTGGAATCGGTATCCTCCTTAATAATATTTTCTTCGTCATTAGTAGTTTCTGTAACTACTTCTTCTTCTACAATCTTTTCTAAACCTAATGCGTCAATATCACTTTGACTTTCTTCGTCTGTTACAATGGCAGCAGTACTGCCTATTCGTTCGGTGAGGTATTCTTCAAGACCATCATCCAGTAGGTTAAAGTCTTCTCCAAAAACTTCTTCCTGTTCTTCACTCTTCTTAGCCATATTCTAATATAAATTATTTGCAAGTATAATACAATTTAATGAATCTACAAAATTTAGTCGATTCGTTATAGACTTAACACTATTTACCAATACTTGTAAGTGTATTAATATTCTTTGACTTTGGTAAAATTGTCTTTCTTCCACGACTAATTGCACCGCATTTACAGCGATACATTCTATAAGCTCCTACAGAAGTATAATACAATTTATCAATTTCTTCTACATGAATAGAACCGCAACTAGTACATTGTTTTTCTTGTAGGTCATTATATAAGGATACATTTGGGTGGTTTAATATCCAGGGTTTTAGACGAATATATGTCTCCTCAAGAATTTCTACATCCTTTTTATTGTAGGTTTCCATATATTTAAGTGACTCAATGTCACCATCAAGACAACCTTTCCATAATTCAAAATTAGTATCTATTTTGCAATCAATACCAAAATATCCAGCTAATGCATCTAGTTTATTAGAACTAAATGAAAATCTTTTTCTAGCTACTAATAGTGTGTCTATTTGCGTATAAGGTAATGTTGGTGGTAGTCCGTTGATAATAAATCTACTATTCATTTTTGGAATATCAAATGATTGACCATTGTGGGCGATTACAACGTCGGCTTCGTTTAGAAGCTCGTGTATAGATGAACATATCCTTTTATCATCTTCTAAAATAGCCTCTCTAGGTGTAAGTACATCAGACATTGTTTCGGTATCATAAAGCCATTTTGCCGACCACGAAATTAAGAATGACTCTGATATTGTTTGATTTAAACCAATATTCTGCTTCCAGCGAGACCACACAAATGCCCTCATAGGTGCTGTCTCAATATCAACTATAAGTATCTTTCCTATATTTTTCTTAGGTTCTTTAACAACCACCTTTGGTCGAGCTCTTACAATCTTTCTAGCCAGATAAACTTTCTCTATATCACATTTCCATAAATCACTTAAATACTTTGCGCCATTTCCTAACTGTTTAGGATTCTTAAGAAATTTCTCCACTATCTGCTCTAACTCCATATTACTTTTTATTAGTTTATAAATTATGCAAATATAGTACAATAATTCAATACAAATCAAATTATCATACTATATCACGGTTAAATTATGTTTTTATAACATTTCAACCTAAAGACTCAAGTATTTCCTGGTCTACAAAGAACATTCCCTTTTGGTCACATCCTACTATATTTAATCTATCAAGCCACTTACTCATAAGTGCAATTTCTTCAACCTGCTCATTTAAATACCACAATAAGAATTGGTAACTAGTATGGTCGTTTTCAGCGATAGCAACCTTGATAGCTTCCTTATAACTATTTTCAATTAGTTCTTCATGAGCTAATGATTTCTCAAGAATATCCTTAAGGTCTTTAAAAGAAGTTGGTTGAGAATTAACTGCTGGAGTAATTGGATTTACTTGCCTATCAAGTGCATAGGTATATAATTTCTCCATGTGGCTGCGTTCATCATCTACATGCGATTTCATAAACTTTGCCAATCCTTCCCAGCCAACATATTCGCACCATGTGGCCATCGCTTTATATAGTTGACCAGCATTAAATTCTAATTGAATTTGTTTATTAATCAATTGAATCATCTTATCTGATAGGTAGGCCTTCTTTTTATTAGCTGAGAAGGCGCTACTAATTACTTTTTCATCCATTATTATTTAGTTTTAGATAATTTACTAATCTGTTCAGCAGCTTGATTATGTCTAACTGTCTCTGCGTGAGATTGTTGTTTAATATTTAAGTCATCATTAGCTTTCTTTTCAGCTAAAGCAACTTGTCTTTCTTTAGTTGGGTCGGACTCAACTTCTTTACCAGTAGCCGCCTCTAACTTAGCATATTCAAGTTCAACCTTCATTTCTAGCTCTTTATACTTAAAGTCTAATTCAGCTTGCTTTTCCTTAGCTTGTTGCTCTACCTGCATTTGAGTTATCTGAGATTGTTGTTCTTGAGCTTGTTGGGCCTGTTGTTGCATCTTCTCTTCCTGTTCTTTCATAATAAGGTTCTTTTCAGCAATGCTATTAGCTTGCATCAATTCTATCACAACACTACCCATTCCATTCTGTACAAGTGGTTGAGCCAATGATTCAATCAAATCACTAATCTTAGCATCATGATTACTATTGCTAATAAATATATCTTGTTCAGTAGATGCAAAGTCTTCGGCATTAAATTCAATAAAATCCCTAGACATATCATCCATTACATAAGATAATTTCTTACTCTTATTCTTAGACCATAATTGTTTAGCTGTATCTAATAAAGCAGCCAAAGCTCTTTTCTTAGTTTCATCATGTAAGAAGAACCATTTTTCTGTAATGTGTGAACTCTGTGTAACACTTCTTTCAACACCACCAACAGTCTCTCTATTCTCTATCTGCCCCTGTCTTTGTTCTGATACACCAGCAATAGAACCAACTTGATGTTCAATATGTTGTAGCATCTGAATAGTTTGCTGGATATAATCTCCTACTCGTGGGTCTAATACCTTTCCAGTAGTGTTATATGCTCCAGCAAGTTTACCCATAGAAGCGCCCTTCTTTCCTTCATTCATTGGGTCTATTACAGCCCAACCCATAGTTTCAGCGTAATATAACCATGTATCCATTTCCCATTCATCTGGTACTTTAGAAATATCTAATTCGTAAATTGGGCCTTTATACTTATTAAATAATGTTTCCAATTTATTCATGTAAACATTATACAAATACTGATAAGACTCCATTCTACCCATCAATGACTTTCCATAATCAGAACCAACATAACCTAAGAAACACTTAGATTTATTATCGTAATTACGCATTTGTACTTTACGAGGTTGTAATTTAAAATATATATGGTCTGCAATCTTAACTCCTTCATACGCTTCATTAACCCATATCCATCTGATAGTTTCACCAGCATCTTTATCTATTTTATAATATTCTGATACAGTCTTTTCATCCTCATCACCATTTTCATCAAAGAATGTAACTATACCTATTTTTTTACGACCCATCCAACGACCACGAACAACTCTGACATTACCTTGCATATCGTAAGGTAATCCTAGTTTAAAGTTGGTATTATTGAAGTCGTTTATATCTGTAAAGCCTGGGCCATTACCAAAGTCTAAGTTTGAGAATATTGGAGGTAGTTTATGTGAGTATCCTAGTTGGCCTGGACTATTACCTTTACCAGTACGCCATTGTCCTTTTTCTAGTGACTCTAAATCTTCTGGAGATATATCATCATAGAAAGCATCTATAATTTTACCAACAGATTCATAGGTAATTTCTATAATAGCCTCTGCATCTTCAACTCGTTCTGAGTCACCTTTCTTTATAAGGAATACATTACGAGGGTCACATACTTTAAGAATAGGTTCATTACCTTCAATATCAATACGATATATTTCTCTAGCAGCTACTAATGCATTTCTAAAACCTTTATTAAACTGATAAGGCACTACATAGTTTCTCACAAGGTATGTAAGAATTTTAGTAGCAGTAATCTCATTTATATCTTTATACTTGTATTTAGCAAATCTGGCATATTCCTTAATTTTCTGTTCAAGTTCTTTCTCGTCAGTAGTTTCTTTCTTAAACTCATCAATAGCTATGTTGAGGAACATGTTAAATAATTCGGTAGTACCGTTGCTTTCAGAAGCTGGATTCATTGACCTAACAGTCCAGTCAAATCTACGCTTAGCCTCTTCGCCAACAAGCAAATCTATTTTTGGTACTACTATAGGAAAGTTTTTTATAGCAGATGGTGATGTATTACCACCTAAACCAAGTGGATTAAATACCTTTTCCATTTCATTCTGGTCAAGCTCGCCATTATCCATATTAAAATGAACAATCATTTTTCTATGAATCTCCTGTTCATAATATAGCGCCTGATACTCATATGCATCCATGCAGTCCTTAAACCACTGTTTGTCATCTGCGTATTTTTCTTTAGTCGACTTCTTCTGAGGAGGAGTCATTAATGTATCTTTACTAAACATAGCTTTCTTTTAAGTTTGCAAACTTACTAAAATTAATTGAATTACACAAATTGAATTGAACCGTTATAGACTTTACCTTAATTTGTTTAAATCGGCCTGAGCATAACCACCATATAAGTTTCTATGATTACCACCAAATGGCCTACTCCACAATGGGTCAGATGCCTTAGTCTTAATACTTTGGGTTTTAGAAACATCGGTAATCCTCTTTCTATCAGCTCTTATTATCATTAATAATATCAATGATGATATTCTATCACAGTTTAATTGTGGTGAATAACTAATTAGCTCACGAAGAAGTTGTGGCCCTTGCAAAGTATCCATAACCCTAGTTCCCTCTGGCTTATCATAAGCTGGTGATTCTATCCACGATAATATCTCGTTAACACCATAATTTATAATTGGACTACCACTAGCATTACCGCCAACACGAGTACCTTTACTTTTATTACCAACACCACCTTTGCCGCCTATTGATTTATCGGATAATATCTCTGGTGTATCACAAAATAAATGTAGGCTATTCTTATTTAAGAAGTGGGCATATGGGCCTTTTAAGTTGCTTTCATAATTACATAAAGCATTATAGTAGATGAATAATCTACGAGCTTGTTCGTAATATTCGGAAGCCAGATAAGTTCTTGAGGTATATTCAGCAACTAATCTATCAGTCCATGAATCCATTATAAAGATTGATTGTAGTGATTGTGAAGTATCTTCATTGCCATCTACATCAATTGGGTCCCAACTCGCAAGGTATCTACCATAAGGAATATCTCCATTACCATTCTTTTTTGGTAGCTCATATACTTCTATAGGAGCATCCATATTAATACCTTTCTTAATAGGAAATTCTCTAATTACCTGTTTATCAGATAACTTAGGGAATACTTTACCATCAACCATAATCATTTCATACTTATACGATTGATTGAATATAGTTGGATTAGATTCTAATTTATGTAAACATTCCCTTAAATCTTCTACTGGAAAGAAATTTCCATCAATTGTCATAAAGACTTCAGAAGGGGTTAATGGTTGGTTGATAATGGTTGTAAGAATCTTAATCTTATTGTTGGATTTACGAGCTTTCTCACGGCTATCCTCAATGATTTTAGTGGCTCTAGGTATATTGGCTATTAGGTTTGGGCCCTCTTTAAAGTCATTAAGACCTTTAGTAGATGGAACAAAGTATCCTATTTTACCCTTATTTTCCCATTCATCATCAAATGACAAACAGTCATATGATTCTGGGTCGTTAAATATTTGCTTCAACCATACAGCAGTTCCAGTAGTAGTATAACCACCAGTACCAAGCATATATATTGGTAAGTATTTATTAGATTGTCTATTAGGTTGAGTTGCCTCAACAGCACCAAGAACTTCTTGTATCGTCGCAAAAAATCCAATTTCCTCGAGGAAACATCTCGTTGGTCTTGTACCATTGGCGGCCAGTGGGTTATCTTGAAATGTCCTATGAATTAGAGAGCTACCAGACAACATGTCATGTATTGGATTCTTAGCACCAGGCTCCCATGAACCGCCTATCTCTGGCATTAATGGACTAGGAAAACTTTTATCCTCCCCATTAAGCCTTATATCAATTGCACCAGGAAGATGTTCTAATGAGAATTTAACTTTATTCATTAAATCACCACTATACTTTGCTTCAATAGCACCTACTAGAGTTTGTGATATTGATACCATCTTACCTTCTTTTCTACCGATTAAATACTCATCATAGTCTCGGCCACCATCTGTAAGTAGATTATGTTGTATACAGCTACTAGTGAAATATGACTTGCCATAGCCGCGTCCACCCATCTCTAGCACGTTCTTAGCGTTATTTAGATATAAAGCCTTACCATAGCTATTGGCCATATCAGTTCTCCAGAAATAAGTTCTAGCGTCCCAATACTTTTTAAGCTCTCCAGTAGAAGTAAATAGAGCTTTATAATTCTTCTCAATTCTAACTCCTTTGTTATCCAAACAGAAGTCTCTATAAATCTCATCCTTAGTTTCAGTCTGAACATTCCTTAAACAAGTATAAACTGGGTCGTCTATAAACCCAGAAAAACCACAAGCTTCAGAATATATAAATGCTTTCTCCCATTCTATATCCCTAAACCATGGTTGTCCGATACCCTGTACCTTTCTACCACCACCTAAGAATTGTATAGTAGATAGGTTTACATGGAAATATAATTCTGGTGGACACCAACGACCACTAACCCATTCACCTTCAAATATCTTTCGTTTAACATCACGAAAGAAGTTAATACGCTCGAAGCGCTGCAAGATGGGGTGGTACTTAGGTATTTCTTTTAGTAGAAAGTTATCGTTATTTACCATTATTAATAATT